CCGATACACCCTCGGCTTCAGCGATATCGGAAAGGGTCGCAGCGGCACCCGTTTCAAGTTTCCGCCTCCAACCCCACGCTTTGGCGATTGCCTTCAGGATGTGCGGGGCCACCCCGCCGGTGTCTGGCACCATATCGACTGGCGGCATGATCTTGGGCCGCCCGTTGGGCTTGCGGATGGTGAGCGGGATGAACACCCGCGTGGTGACAGGTGCGTTCATGCTGCTTGTCTCCGTTCGGGCGCTATCATTTCGCGAATGACCGATCCAAGGCCATCGGTGCGCAGATCGACCGCGAGGCCATCGGCGCTGACTGTGACCCGCTCAATCAGTAATCGGGCGATGCGCGCCTGCTCGGCTGGAAACAGAGCTTCCCAAAGTCCATCGAACCCGGCCAGCGCGGTGACAACATCGTGCACGTCTATGTCGGGGTTACTTCGGCGCGCTGCCTCCACTGCGCGCGCCGCAATTTCCGGGGCGCGCAGCAGGTCTCGGATGTTCTGGATGACCGCACCCTCGACCATTCCGGCGTTAAGCCTTACAAACCCATCAGTACCTTCGCCCGCCCGGTTCCGGATCGCGTCCATTGAAGTGTAATAGCGATAATGGCGGCTGCCTTTCTTGGTGGCGGTTGGTGTCATGGCCACGCCGCTTGCAGTAAAGATCAGCCCCTTGAGTAGCGCTGGCGTCTGGGTTCGGGTGTTCGCCGCGCGCTGCCGGGGGCTCTCCTGCAAGATGGCGTGGACCTGATCCCACAGTTCATGCGTAATAATGGCCTGATGCTCGCCCGGATAACTGGTGCCCTTGTGGACTGCCTCGCCGAGGTAGAGCCGGTTGCGGAACAGTTTGTACAAGAACCCCTTGTCGATCGGCTTACCGCGCTTGTTGATCGAACCTGCCGCTACCAGTTCTCGGGTCAGCAGCGTCGCTGATCCAAGCTTAACAAACCGCTGGAACATCTGACGGACCCTGTCTGCCTCAGCTTCGTTGATGATAAGCTTTCGGCCTTCGACATCGTAACCCATTGGCACAAAACCGCCCATCCACATTCCTTTTGCGCGGGAGGCCGCAAACTTGTCACGAATGCGTTCGCCGGTGACCTCGCGCTCGAACTGGGCGAACGACAGCAGGATGTTAAGCGTTAAACGGCCCATGGAGGTTGTGGTGTTAAACGACTGGGTGATGGAAATGAACGTGACACCGTGCTTGTCGAACACCTCCACCAGCCGCGAGAAGTCCATCAGGGAGCGTGACAGGCGATCAATTTTGTAGACCACCACGACATCAACCAGCCCAGCCTCGATATCCTCGAGCAGCATCTTGAGCCCCGGACGATCCAGTGTTCCACCGGAGAACCCGCCGTCATCATAATGCTCGCGCATACACAGCCACCCTTCGGCACGCTGGCTGGCGATATAGGCCTCGCACGATTCCCGCTGGGCATCGAGACTGTTGAACGCCATGTCCAGCCCCTCTTCGGAGCTTTTGCGGGTATAGATAGCGCAGCGTAGGCGTCGAGGGGGTGCCGCCTCCTTCATGCTGCAGTCCTCTTGTTTGCTCGAAGGCCAAAGAAGCGGTAGCCGTTCCACTGTGTGCCGGTAATATTGCGCGCAATCGCCGAGAGCGATTTATAACGGCGGCCCTGCCAATCAAAGCCGTCTCGCAGCACGGTAATGATATGCTCGGCGCCATCCCATTCACGAACCAGCCTTGTGCCAATGACAGGGTTGCGCGGATCGCTGATAACTGACCTGCGCACCTTCTTGCCGTCTACCTCGTCGGCTAGGGAATCGAGTAGCCGGACGACTGGCTTGGATGGACCGCCATAGGTCAGCTCCTGGATTCGATAGGCAATCCGCAGTTCTAAGAACGAACGGCTGTTGTTGGGTGCCTCGCTGCCAATGAGAGCCTGCCACTGGGCTTTTAGCTCAGTCACAGACATTTGTTTTAACGATGCCAGCCTTGCTAGCACCTGCGGATCGTCATTATCTTGCATTATCGTTCTCCATTGCAGGCTTCTTGCCTGGAATGGCTAACGCTCTTGTAGGCAGGAGAGCCAAGTGAACTATCTGCATGTGCATCAGATAAATGACTGGACTGTTCGCGCATCCGCAGCACTCCAGTTGCAATGATCTGGCCCAACTCGCAGATCCTAGCTTCAGGGGTCATCAGGGTAGGGCAAAGGCCGTTACAATGGGCAGCGGTGGTCTGCATCGATATATCCTTGATAAGGTGCATACAGGAGCCCGTACTTCGGGTTTTCCTGTTTCTGCCCTCAAGAATAACGATGGATGTATCCCACTACAAACAGTCTCTGATTATATACCCTCTTGACAAAGGGTTGTATCACCGTCCGCGGCGGTAAAGACTCTGGTGCGCCCGCAAGACAATTGCGATGATCGTGGTATCATGATCGCCGACGTGATTTTCATCCGGGCGCCCAATAATGATGGGCTCTTGAAACTCTGCTCGCGAAGACTCAGCGCGCAAAACAAAATTCTGTCCATCATGGTCAAGGCGCTTGCAGGTGAGCTCTTGTAGATCGTGCCGATTTCGCTGGACGATGACGATGTCGCCAGGTTGCGGTTCGACATAGCCATAAGCGACCCGCAGGCATTCAAGGTCTGAGCCAGGCGGAATAATCTTATCCATCGAGAAGCCTTCCATGCGAAGTGCTAGTCGTTCACTGCCGGGATAAAGATTGGGGCCAACCTCAATGGTATAGCAGTCTTCAGGGCCCCAGTCAGTCTGCTCGCGCCAGACGCCTGCTGCAACAGCGCCAACTACAGTAAGGGTATCATAGGCTTGGCGCCCGCCTGTTCGCTGCATGACCGAGGCACCTGCAGGGATCATCTGTGAGATGTCCATTTCCAGAGCCTTGGCAAGTCCCACCAGCGTATCAAGCGTCGGGTTAATGCTCTTGCCTTTTATGATGTCGCGGACAAGGTAGGCGTTCTTGCCCCCAGTGGCAGCGAGCGAAAGCGAGCGCGAGTTCCACAAGGCATCTGGCGCGGTTGCAACTTCCAAAATGTTTTTAAGGAAAGCGATGTTGAAGGCTGAGGGTTGAGTCATAAGTTGTGGGTAACATTGTGGGATGGTTCCCGCAATCTTAATTGTGGGATGACACCCTACTTGCGATGTTGGATTGATATCGGAATAAGGAATGTATGACACATCCCATAATCTTTGAAATTGATTCGTTCATCAAGGCCAACCAAATGGCCGAGAGCTATTTTGGCCGTAAAGCTGCCAATGACTGGAAGCTTGTGCGTCAACTGCGCGCTGGCCGAAGGCTCTGGCCAGATACAGAGGCCCGGATCCGCACATTCATGGAATCTTACGAAAAGCCTGTCCGAGGCCGCTTGTCTCATCGCTCATCCAACCAACTACAAGGCAAAGTATAATGCAGAACATATCAAGAACAAATGTCCGACGTACGGTTGGGCACGAACTACTTTTTTGTGCCTGGTTGGCCAATGCCGCAGGTGGGGACCGTTATGAATATCACCGCGGTTTCCTTGCTAAGGACATAGACATAGGCCCTAAGCGCCGCTTTGGCGATAAGGAGCGCAAGATACTCGAGCGTTTGTCCGAGCGGGTGCGCTGGGCTTGCGATAAAGGCTGCGTGCATCTTGTCCAAGAACGCCTTGGACCTGATTGCTATAGCTACATTGCTATCGCTCGGCCCAGAGCCCCTGGTGCGGGTAATCCGCTCGCCGACATCGAACTGTCGCAGGTGGCATGATGGCAAATGCCTTTGAACGTCATGGCCTTGACCATCTGTCGGCCTCGTCGATTAACTTGTTTGTCGCGCAACCAGCAATGTGGGCGATGCAAAAACTGATGGGCCGCAAAACAGGCGTTGGCCCTTCAGCGCATCGCGGGACCTCCATTGAGGTTGGCGTTGAGATGGGGCTATTTGACCACAATGCTTCGGTTGATGCATGTCAGGAAGCCGCCGTCTCAAGGTTTAATCAGTTGACCGCTTTGTCTAGCCATCCAGGCGTAGACAAAGAACGAAGCGCTGTGGCTCCGGCTGTTGCCATTGGGTTAGCTGAACTGCGCCAATATGGCGTTCCGGCTGCAGCAGATGACAACCGCCAGCACCGCATTGAAGTGACACTCGCAGGGGTGCCGGTTCCATTCATCGGGTGGCTTGATTTTTGGTTTCCGGATCACGGCATCATTGTTGATCTAAAAACGCAGGCTCGCCTATCTTCCAAGATATCAGATCCGCATGCACGGCAGGGTGCAATATACCACGCGGCGCATGGCAACGCCGAGATCCGTTTTGCATATGTTACCCCGCAAAAGGTGGGCGTCTATAAACTGGAGGACCCGCATAGTCACTTAAGCCGCGTGGTTAGCATAGCGCAATCGATCGAGCGTTTCTTGTCGCTATCTGCTGATGGCGAAGTGCTGACCCGTTCGCTCTCCCCTGACTTTGATAGTTTTTATTGGAACGATCCCGGGGCCCGCACGGCCGCCGAACAGATCTGGGGCTTGGCTCCTGAAGGCCCTGTCGCAGGCCAGTAAGCGGCAACCAAAATAAAGAGGAAATAGGATTATGGGTTTTATGACAATTCCGTCGGCTGGCGGAGATTTTAAGGTATTCATTTCGTTCAACGCTAAAGCAGGGCGCTGGTACACCAAGCGTGACGGCCAGGACGAACCGCAGTTCGAGGTCGCCGATATGACGGCGGTGTTTGATATGCCTGGCCTTAAAACTGGCTGGTTTAAGTTTGCTGCAGGCGTCGCGCCTGAAAAGGTTATGGATTCCTCGTTTACGGCGGCAGCTGGCAATCCTGGCCAAGACTTCAAGCGCGGCTTTGTCCTTGATCTGTTCAGCGAGAAAAACCTGCTTGGGGTGCGTGAATTCTCATCGACTGCAAGCATCGTCATCGATGCTATGAATAGTCTTTATGACGCTTGGACTTCTGCGCCTGAAGCCGCCTTGGGTAAGCTTCCTGTTGTGCGCTGCGTCGGGGTCACGCCGGTCACCAATAAGCACGGCACAAACTACCAGCCGCAGTTTGAAATCGTGGGCTGGACCGACAGGCCAACCGCGTTCGGGGATCCAGGCCTGATCGCCAACGCTCCACCTGCGGTAGCTGCAACGCTGCCTGCATCAACGGCGCCGACGGGGCACATTTTGCCTCCTGTGACGCCAGTCGCAGCGACTTCAGCGCAAGCAGGCGCCCCTTTGTTCTGATCAGGTGAATGCCGGGCTGCTGTGTAGCCCGGCGTCACCCAAGTCCGATCTTACTTGGATCTCAATCTGTCCCCCTTGTTTAGAAAGTGGTCCTGGCCGCCATGGCGCGTCGCATTGAAACCGGCAGCATCGATATCGACGCGATTAAGGACCAGTTCCCGCTGGCCGATGAAATCCGCCGGCATCTTGTGCTTAAGCACCGCGGCCAGACGCTTGTCGGCCTTTGCCCGTTCCATATGGAACGCACGCCGTCGTTTACTGTGTATCCGCAGGACCAGCGATATAATTGCTTCGGCTGCGGAGCAAATGGCGATGTATTCGATTTTTTGGAAGCCAAGGTTGGTCTCGATTTAGGGGCCGCAGCCGAGCACCTAACGGGCGGAATGATGCCCGTCCTGTCCGACGCTCGCGTCAATGAACTCAAGGAGAGGCAGGCACGTTTTGAGGCAGAGCAGGCCGCGCGCCGAAAGACCGCCGCTGAGCAAATGCGTCTGCGCTGGGCAGCGGCGGATCCAGGCTACTCATCCCATCCCTATCTGACGGCCAAGGGCATTGGCCCCAATGGTACGCGGCTCGATCGTGAGCACGTCCTGGTGCCGCTGTTCGATACCGATGGTGTGCTTAAATCTTTGCAGTCGATTGATCCTGCCGGCCATAAGCTATTTGAAGCCGATCTTCCGGTGGCAGGCGCGATGTTCATCATCGGACCGCCGGTCACAGCGGCAGCCGCGCCGGTCTTAGTTTGTGAAGGTTTCGCCACTGGCGCTTCCTTGCATGAAGCCACCGGCCGGAGCGTCATCGTCACCTTCAATGCCGGCAACCTAGCTAAAGTCGCTGAGCAGCTTGTGTCAGCCTATCCCAAGTCCCGTTGGCTGGTCGCCGGTGACGATGACCGGGGCAAGCCTAATAATGTCGGCCGTGATGCAGCAGTCCAAGCCGCGCGCATCTTGCGCTGTGATGCGGTCTTTCCGATTTTCAGGCAAGGGGCCGACGGGACAGATTTTAACGATATGGCTGCGCTGTCTGGCATAGATGCGGTCAGGACGCTGCTGGATGCAGGCAGTGCAGCCAGTGATATCGTCACCGGTCCGGACGTCTTTGATACCCTGAGCCTTGATGAGATCGACAACATGCCGCCACCAAGCTGGCGGATCGATGGCCTGATCCCATCGCACGGCCTGGTGCTGCTCTATGGCCGGCCAGGGGAGCATAAGACGTTTATCGCGCTCGATATGGTGCTGCGGGTTGCATATGGTCTTGGCTGGCATGGAAAGTCCACCAAGCAAACCGGCGTTCTTTATATAGCCGGCGAAGGCAAATACGGCATTGGTCAGCGGATCAAGGGCTGGCGCCGCGAGCATAGGTTGGACCGCGTCGATGCGCCGTTTAAGCTGCTGCCTCTTGCCGTCCGTATGCTAGATCCTACCAGCATTGAGAAACTGAAGCGAACAATCGACCAAGTACGCACCGAGGTCGATTTTGCCATCGGGTTGGTTGTGATCGATACCGTGTCGCGCTCGATCCCGGGCGAAAATGAGAACAGCCAGGAAGCCATGTCGCTGTTTATCGACGGCTGCGCCGACCTTCAGCAGCATTGCTCTGGCAGCGTGATCGGCGTCCACCATTCGGGCAAGGAACTCGACCGCGGCATGCGCGGCTCGACTGTGCTTTTGGGTGGCTGCGATACCTCGATCCGGGTCGCCAAAGAGGAAGATATCACGACGCTCTGTGTTGAAAAGCAGAAGGACGGCGAAGAACTCAATGATCTGCATTTTACAATGAAGGTTGTTGACCTAACAGTCGGACTTGGCCCTGAGCAAAATACGCTCGTGCCAGTGCTAGGCGCAGGTGTAATTCCGTTAGACGACAAGCGCTTAAGTTGGCACCATATCCGTGAGATATTCCAAGCGATTGACGAAGCTTGGCGTACAGGATCACCTTGGTCTGTATTTCCGCATGCAAGGCGCAAGGGCCGGTTTGCGGTCGACCTTATTTCTGAAAAATATGGGGTAAGCAAGCGCGAGGCTGAGACCTCTATTAGCAAGTGGCAGCAGCATGGCTACCTCGTCACAGAGGCTGGAAAATTCCACGGCAAGGCCACAGGGCTCAGGGTCGTGAAGTATCTGGAGCCTGTCCAATGAGCTATAAAACCTCTTTGTCGCAAGCTGTCGGAAGCACGGATTTGCGTCAGTCGCAAGCCAGTCGGAAGGCGTCGGAAGCACGGTCGCAAGCTGTCGGAACGCGCAGTCGCTTCCCCCCCATACCCCCTAAGGGCTTCCGACTGCGCTTCAGGCGCGTCGGCAGCCTTGATTTTAGCATAGAAAGGAGGTTGCCATGAAGGGCGCACCACCTACCCGTCATAGTCAGATCAGCGATATGCAGGTCATCATCAACTGCGTCGATCAGCGCGGTCGTGAAATGGACCAGTGCTGGGGCATTGGCCGGTTGCCGATGCTTGTGCCTTTTGCGTGGGCCGAGCGCTTTCACGCACAGCAAAAACTTTTTAACGCTGCTGTGTGGGCGTTCGATCTGTGCCTTATCCGTCAGCACGGCGATGCCATGCTGCGGGCGTATGACAAGCTTGATGGACTTGCTCGTGAAATCAAGGGTGAGCCCCTGCCGGTCGACCAGTGGGAGTTTGAGACAGAGCAAGGTCTCGTCATTTTGGTGCGGGACCTGCGGGATACCGGCAGAGCCCAGTGCCATGGGCGCAAAGCTCAGGTCTGGTCACTCGATGAGATCGCCAATGTAATCCACTGCCATCCCATGATCGCTGCTGCCAAGGAAGCGTTTGTCGGCGCGCAGGTGATGAGTGTCCGGCCATCAAAGGTCGCCATTGATGCGCTCAACGATGAACTTTCGGACATTCCGTTTTGATATCGGCCGTTTTGATATCGGCCGTTCTGATGCCGGCGGTCCTGATGGATGCGCCAATGCCCCGACTCTCAACCCCAGACCGGACGACGGTGATCCGTACCGCCAAGCACAAAACCATCGCCGTCCGCACCACAAATCAACCCCGAAATGGAGAATATTCATGGATATACTGACCTTGCCTGTGCCGTCTCACAGTGCAACCTCTGATGCAAAGGCAACCACTTTAGCCTGTGGTTCCCTTGTTGCTCTTGACCTTGGCACCAATACCGGTTGGGCGCTGCGGGGCAGGGGTGATTTTATCACCAGCGGCACCGTATCGTTTAAGCCTTCCCGCTTTGATG